CCAGAGCATCTACATAAACCTGAGCATTGCCAGAAACCTGAGCATTGCCAGAAACCAGAGCATTGCCATAAACCCGAGCATTGCCAGAAACCTGAGCATTGCCAGAAACCCAAGCATCGCCATAAACCCGAGCATTGCCATAAACCAGAGCATCGCCATAAACCTGAGCATCGCCATAAACCAGAGCATTGCCATAAACCAGAGCATCGCCATAAACCTGAGCATCGCCATAAACCAGAGCATCGCCATAAACCAGAGCATCGCCAGAAACCCAAGCATTATCTTCTTGCGATAAGTTCCCCTCTTTTTCTACAAATCCCCCCAACTCCCCCTTAGTTACAATACCAAACGATTTCGCTGCCCTTATCCTGAAAAGGGTTTTTCCGCCCCGCTCTTTTGTTTCTTTTGTTAAACTATATTTTTTCATTTGTTCCTTTCAATTAATTATTTACTTCCTCACTTTCATAAAATTTTTTATACATATCATTGGCAATGGCTAATGCTTTTTGCAATGCCTCACCGCCCAGCATGGAAAACCCCGGTATTATTTGAGCTTCAAGCATGCCGTCAATATCAGTACATTGTTTTTCCACAAGTAATTCCTTGTCCTTATAAATAGCCACATCATACCCGTTCAAACAGCTTTCCAAACATACCTCATAGCCGTTTTCATCTAGGTAGGTGAAATAATGTTGAAAGCTTCCCGCCATACCGAGCCTTGTAAAATTACCGATTGTTAATTTTTCCATTTTAATTTATCTCCTTTTATCAACCCATCAGTAACAGCCCAGTTGTAAAGCATTCTTAGTAACTCGTGTTGTTGTTCTACAGCTATGAGCAATGACATGAATTGTTGCCTGTCCTTGTACTCTTCCCAACACCAATCCCTAAATTGACTTGTGTATTTGTCAACAGATTTAAATTTGTGATACATCATGGTTTTTCTGTATTCGGTCATTTCAAGCCCCAAAGCGTTGGGTTTTAATTCCATTGCCACTTTTTCTAAAGTTTCTGGTGATATCCCACTATCCATAAGTTGTTGTATAAGTTCTTTTGATTTATCCATTTTTATTTCTCCAAGTAAGCCAAATAATTACCATTTCTACAATTAGTCCAAGCACCGCACTTTTGTTCAGTCCAAATCACATAAGCAGAATATATGTTGTCCTCGGCATTTTTTAAGTTGAGTTCAGCAGATAATTTACCCCTACGGACAAAATCATTAAATGTGTTGCTGTTAATCATGCACAAGCCAGTATCTATTGAACCATCGGGGTTGCCATTAAATACAGCGTCTTGTTTCCAGCCTTGATAAGAATATCCAACCTCTGACTTACAAACCGCAATCATCAGTTCAGCGTTCCAGTCATATTTGTAAAACAAGCTCTCAATGGTGGGTTTTTTCTTGTGTACTGGTTCATCAACAAACGTGTAATTCCACTTAGGTTGTTCATCTGGTGTAGGTTTCAAGAACGGTCTTTGTGTTTCAGCATAGGCATTTTTAACCCTAACCGCACCGCCAAACCACATAACAACGGTAAAATTAAATAGTACAAACCAAATAATGGTGTTGCCCCATTTTTGCCAAAATGTAGGCATGTAGTCAGTTTTTCTAGGCCTACCTTTTCCTTTATATGATTTACGATTAATCATTTTTTAATCCTTTCAGTTTGCTCTAAATTAAATACGGTAAATCTTTTTATTTGATGACGTAATGAATCATTGCTTCCCTCTACAGGAACTTCCTCATCTGTTACATACATTAATTTAGTGCCGTGTTCGCCCGATTTTACTTTTAATCCGCAACTATTAGCCTGTACAAAAGTCAACCAAGATTTTGATTTATAACCTTCCTTTTTCCTTGTATCCTCAAGTAATGTTTGATTATTATTTTTATATGGCTTTTTGGTAATGTGATTTATATTCATTAGCAAACCCCCACAGTCTTTAAACTCGCATACTCTTTGTCGGTATAAATTACATGGTCGAGTAAATTAATTTCAAGCAATTTTCCAGCCTCTTTAATTTTGGCGGTTGCCTCTATATCAGCTTGGCTGGGTGTTGGGTCTTGGCTTGGGTGATTGTGTACTAAAATTATGGAAACACAGTTTTTAATCAATGCAGTTCGGAAAATCTCTCTAGGTGATAAAAGGGTTTCATTGATTGTACCCATTGAAACAAGCTCTATAGTTTTGATATTGTTTCGAGTGTCCAAACCTATTAAATAAAGTTGTTCCCTTTCCTTGTCCAATTTATCATTTAGCTTGTAAATTGGCTTCATGATATCGTATATATCCTGTGGCTTGGTGATAGTTTTAATATCAGTAGCATTCTTTAAAATCATTGAATTAATCCTTTCAATTTATTAATAAATACATATTAATACATATTTACTTATTTGTCAATAGGTAATTTATTGGGTTTTGGGGGGTTTAGTTCTGTCCTTTTTTATGGGTGTTCCTGCGTGTTTTATGTATCGGTAAATCTGAAATCGACTCATTTGGTTTTCTTCAGCCAGTTTAAATATTGCGTCATAGCCTTTAACGCCGTTTTCCAGCATTATTTCGTAGTCACGGGCTATTTGTTCAGCGTATTCTTGTAAAATAGGATTTTTGAAACTCATCTGTAAATATGTAACCACATTTTGAACATTTTGTAAATTTGTAATACCTACACATACTAGCAAGCTCGGGACAATCTGAACCAAATGCTAGTCTATGTTCTTTACAGGGTAACATCGAACCTTTGTAAATTAGTACATTTAGGGCATTTCGAGTGAACTCTATAACCCATATCAAATTTTTCTTGGTCAAATGTTAGTTTTTCGCCACAATACTGGCAATAATCCCAACCAAAATTACCTAATATTTTTTTAATTTGTTTTTTCATAAGCAAGAGGGTGAGTCGCGTTTGAAAGGATTAAGAACGAACCCAACTCACCCTCCCACCTATGAAAGTGGGAAGTTTACTAAACCATTGGTTCACCAAAGTCCTCTATTAATTCTTGTGTGTCAAGATTAATTTTCTTTTCGGGCGGTCTGTGGTAAACCTCAAAGTTGTGATAAGACGAACCTTTCCTTTGTTCGGATTGTGTCTTACCTAAATAAACTATCGCAACTTGTTCCCCTCTCACGAAATTTTTAAATCGTGTGTCCAGAAGCGTAGTACCCCAAATTGCGTACTGTCCTATTCTTTTGGTGAATTGTTGGTCTTCATACCTTACAAAATTATATAAATTTGAAGAATTAGGACCTACATTTTCCTCTACATCGAGAAAAAAACCAAAAAACTTATCACCTACTTGGGCATTGTCAAGTTCCCATACAGGACTTTTACCCATTTGTTCCCAATCATCACTTAAACCGTGATTATTCATTTTCCACCTCGCTTTCATCTGAAATTTCTACTGTAAAATCTTTTATTATGTCATCAAGGTCGGGAAATTGCTCTTTCATTTCCTCAATATATTTCAAATTATTAGCAGTCATCTTGTCGCCCTTTTTCATTCTGCCGACAACCCTATTCCAAGAAGCAATCTTTGACTTAAAGGCGTCTTGATAGTCGCTCTCAGTTTCAAATCCATATAAATATGTCAGGTATGCCGAGTACTTTATGTTCCAGTTATCCGTGAATTTGCCCTTGCTTTTGTCGAACACAACCAATGGTTCAAGTGGTGGTTGCTCCTTTTTGTCGTAATACATTTTAGCCAAAGTTACCACTTCCCTATACTTGGCATTTAAAAGCTCATCATCAAGCCAAATAGGAATTTCAGTCATACGGGCATCGTCCTTTGATATATACAAAACCGCACCCTCATAAGTTCCCGTGCTTAAAAGGTAATGTAGGCACTGTAGAGCATGGTTTTCGCTTGGTATGCCAAATTTATATTGTGAGTCATACATAAAGGCTGATGAAGATTTAACCTCAATTATCCTTGTAGGTAACTCGGTTTCAAAATTCATAGTTTGCTCTACTGTATTCATGGCATTTATAAATATGTCGGGCAACTCAATAACCCTTAAAGCGGACTGCATTGAATTTACCATTTCCATATTACGCATACCGCCAATTCTTAAATCCAATTTACCAGTAACCCTTAAACCGCCCTCTAATTGATATTCAACCTTATCTTGGCTAGAAATATAGATACCTGCCCTTTTAGCAACCATGACAGCAATCCACTCCCACATTACACCGGCGTCAAATTTTCTTTTTGCCCTAACATCAAAGTCGTTGCTTGGCTTAGTTCCCATTAAATTAAGGTATATATCAACCTGTGAAGCACCTAATTGAGAAGCCCACAAATAATCATGCGCCCAACCGTCATTGCGTCTTACTTCGTCAAGTGATTTATTCCAGCCACCAACAAAAGTCCAAGTAGGATAAGTTTTTAATTTAGATATATTTAAGCCTTTGGTTGACATTGTTTCTCCATTTCTGCACCCATTATTGCTAATTCCTTAATTACTTCACCATTTATCAAGTTGTAAATAACGTGTGCCGTTGAAATCATTATTTCTATATCCTCTTGTGTGTAATGTGTGTTTTGTCTTATGCCTATTGAAAATTCTTCCGACTTCATAAGCTGTATATAATCTTCAAGTAATTTCAATATGTGTGAGTATTCGTTCATTGGTCTTCCTCAAATTCTGGAATGGTAACTTCCAAATCAAATTCGGCATATATTCTGATTTTATCTAAAGCCCTGTCGGCTGAATCCTCTGCTAATGTAGTGGGAATACCCATATCTTCAAGCCTTAAAATTAATTCCTTGCGTACTGAATTGATGAAACTATCTTGTAAATCACTAGCGTCAAGTTTGACATCAAAAGTTTCTACAATTATGTCACCAGAGCGCAATATGATGTTGTCAATACCTTGGTGGTTAACTGGTATGTTTGAATCCATTTTTTAATCCTTTCAATTAATTAATATGTACAATTTACAATATATTTACTTATTTGTCAACAGGTAGTTCGGAACACATATCTTTTGGTAAAAACAAGTGTATGCCATCTGGTTTTATTGTTGCAGTATCAATGAGAAACTTTAGATTTAACCTTATACACTCCGCAATATTGTTTACTGGTTCAACTGGCACTACCTCTTTAGTTTCACTTGGTTCTACCAAATAATGATTGGCGATTTTACGCCATGAAATGCTTTTTCCCTCATCTACAGCAGACAAGAAATCGTCTAGGTTGGGGCAATCCTTTGCAAACCGCACACATTTTTGTATGGTTCGTTGTGATTTTCCCAAATCCTTTGCAATGCGTTCCGTGAGCTTTTGACCATATACATTATCCCTTTGCATTTCCTCATAAATTCTTTGTCCAAATTGATGGTAGGTCTGTATCAATTCCAAATTAGAGTTGTAGACACCCTCAACTAAAATTGCCTGTAATTCTTCAATGAAATAGTTGTAGTCACTTCCGTGTGTTAGTTCCATCTGTTACCCCCAAACTTTAAAGTCAAATCCTCTGTGCTGGCATTTTCCTCTTTGAATACATGGTGAAAAGCAATATTTTCCTCACGGTCAAAGATAGTGCCTGTATATTTTCTATAACTGCACTCCCTACATGCCAATATTGAGTAATCAACAATATATCCACCAAAATTTTTAAAACTCGATACAGCATGATAATCAGCCTTGTGGTTGTCATGTTTCCTACTAGCTTTGGTCACTCTGTATTTATCCATAACAACACCGCCTACCGATGTAGTTTGTGTTCGAAATTGTCCCATTTCCTTGTTAAAGTCATTAACAGGAAAACCTAAATTAATCATTGCAATTTTTGCTTCTTCAAAAGTCATTTTTTGAATCTTTCTTGTTTAACCAGATATCTATTTGTTCATCACTTCTGATAAGGAAATCTGGGTCGGCTTTCCAACCCCTGTCATTATCACCCTGATGAAACTTACTTTTAGAGAGATTTTGCAAGGCTTTTAAAATCTCATCACCTGTATAGGTTTTAAATCGGAGTTTTAATTTATTCTCACGGGCTGGTGTTACTCTAAAGTTCGAGTTAAACAACTTATTGAAGAAATCAATATAGTCTTGTATGTATTCCTTTTTATACCCATTATATTTAGTGGTATCACCTTTAGGTGGTACAGTATTGTCTATATTATTGTTATTAATAATATTATTATTGGGTAAACTTTCTTTACTGGTTTCGGGTAAACTTTCTTTACCATCGGAGTAAACTTTCTTTACCATTGGTAAAGTTTCTTTACCCTCATTTACCAATATAACCACAGCTTCATACCACTTGTTAGTTGTCCTTAAATGTTTCGTGTCGGGTTGTTGCTCCAATATCTCTAGTTTATACAGGCGTTTAAGTATTGAATGGATAGCCTGTTTTGATACTCCAATGCACCTGCCTAGATATTCTTTAGAGGCATAACACCAACCATAATGACTGGAATTAGGATTGTTTTGTATGTGATAAATAATATCGGCAAGGGCATACTCATTTAGGCTTATACCTAAATCCTCTCTAGCTTGGTGGACAATGGTTGTATAAGTGAGCATTATTTTACCTTTTTAACTTTGTCTTTTTTAAATTTACCTTTTAGTGAGTTCAAGTCCATGATTAACCCCTCAAGTATGTATTCATCTAACAATGCGTCGGCAACATCAACCAATATCCTTGCAACATTGTGTCTTGCCCTTGTTGTAGCAACATCACTAATTAAATTTATTATCATGTCGTTATTTTCCATATAGACCTCGATAACAAAAACCTACCCACGAGGTAAGAGGACAAATTGCAACATCAGCCACGCCCGTAGGTAGGTTATTGTTATTAAAATTTATGTATAGAAAAGCCCGATGTTGCATTTATACAAACACAATAACACGGACTATTTGGCTTGTAAATAGGAAAAAGTGAAACACCGTTTCATTAAATAACCCCCTATTGCTAGAGGGTTATTGCACCGATTACTCCTGCCCACAGTAGCCGATATTAGTTTGTAAACTCCCCGAAATTGAGAGTTAGTTCCCTTCGAATAGGAACCATAAACATTATAACACAAAAACCCCTTGACGGGGTTTAAGTGCTTTGGTTAAGAAGGAGACTTTTACTAACACATTATAGCACCCTGTCAAGGAAGAACAAACATCATTTATATATCTTTGCCCTTTGTGAAAAGAAAACCCACTAATCACGCCCTTACGGATACGCAATAAGTGGGTCTTCGCACTCAAACCTTGAGATACAGTACAATTTTCCATGTACCGCCCTCATAATGAATAGGCTTTTGAATAGCCCAGCCGAACCTTTGAAGCATACCTGCTTTCTCGATACACTCCTGCATTGTGGTTCCCGTGACTGTTGCGGTCATCTTTTCAACTCCACGCTGTAGGAAGCAATGTACGCCCCTTTGGGTAGGCCGACATCGGGTACAGGTTGGTTGAGTCGTGCGTCGAGATTGTTTCTCGCGTCTTGTTCTCTCTCAAACGGCTGTGACCTAATAGTGCCACTATCATTGCTGTCAGCCGTGCCTGTTGGTCTAGTCCAAACGACAATCCAATACCATTTCATGTCAAACCTCCTTGACCAGCGTTGCCAGATAGCTTAAATGTCCCTCCTTATACACGGGTGTTACCGCTCCTTGCAGTATCCACCCCTCGGCGATTAGCTCGTTGACTCGTTTCTGAATCTCAAAAAGCGTTTTCGCCACGATTACCTTTGCCGAAACTTGCATTTTCATAGTTACCACCCATGCCTCATATCACTCTTACGCCCAACAAGTCTGGCTGCTCTGTCGTTGTCCAGATAGGCCTTTTTATCGCCACGCTTCTTAGCTTCTTTTGCAAGTCGCATATGTTTTTGAGCATGGCACCGACGACATAAAAGCTGTCCATTGTCTGTATGGTTCTCGCCTCCCATGGACAGTGGCACAATATGGTCACACTCTAGCATGTAACCATCATGCCAACTTTTACCGCAATTTTCGCACCGAGCATCGGCTCTAGCGAAGATTACTTTGCGTTGCCACTCCTCAAAAGCCATTTATTCACCTGTTAAAGTGCATAAAAAAAGACGCCTATTTCAGCGTCTATACGGTTAGATTGTAGGTGTTAAACCTAAGTTCATTACTTAATGATATTTAGTGATTATTAAGTTGTAAAGCACCATTTTGAGAGCCTACAATGACCGTAGGGCAATTTATATAATGAAATGATGGGTAATACCTTTTGGAGATAAAACAGTCCTAGAATTAATCCTAGAACTTTGAGGAACCAATCTGTCCTATATGTCGCCCAAATATTAAGCTAAATACAGGATAAGAGCAGTAACCTCAAAGTCATTTTTTGAATACCACCTCTCGCATGGTGGATTTTTCCCAATAAAGTTTATAAATAACCTGCGATGACGTAAAAATCAAAGCTATGGATTGTAATATTTCTTGACCATTTGCATACTTCAATGTGCCGTTCATAAATTCTAATGCTAGAGCTACAAATGAACATACAACCAAAGAAACGACAAACCTAACTTTGGAGTTAGCTATGTTTTTGTTTATGAAGTCAATAAATGGTGGCAAAATTAAACCTACTAAACTACTGTACATTTTTTCCACCCCCTCTAATTGCTTGAATTAAGAAATTTAAACTTTCTGGTACTGTGAATTTCTGATTGGTTAATCGTGCAATTTCTAAATTTGCCAAGTCTAGCTTACCCTTATAAGTATCAACTTTATCCAGAGCTGTCTGATACAGCCCATTAAGTTTGTTGTAATCAGTTTGTAATTTAGTCAACTCCTCTTTTTTAAGTGTCAGCTCCTTAAAATCTCGGTCGTATGCAATTTTCAAATCACCATGAATTTTTTGTGTTTGAATTAACGTGTTATTTATGTTTTCCTTATCTGTCAAAGCCCTATCCAAAAGTGTTTTCAAATCCCTTAATTCGGTTTTTTGTCTGCTAACAGTATCTTCAAGTGTACTTACTATCGAGTGGGTTTTAATGCTGTCGTTTATAAAATCGGTAAGGTTCCAATACTTTGAGTACCAAGGTTTATCTTTTAGTTTAAACTCATCCTCGATACCAGCAGTAATGTCATCATCTAAGCACAGGCAGTCTTCATCAACTCCCCAATCTACATTACCCCGCTTTGTTCTGTATTCAGTAACATATGGGTATAAATAATTTCCGGGACAGGCTGTTTGACCTCTATCCCTATGACCTACAACATCATCAAAATCGGCTGGGAATTGAGGGTTTTCACTACACAACCAGTCTAAAAATGCCTTTATGTTTTCAAAATCCTCTGGTTCAAGTGTTTGATTAACGTCAGGGTGGTAAAATCCATGAATACAAAAGCCAATGCTATCAAAGTTTACTCCGTCATGCCATGTAACGTCTTCATCATTATTTAACTTAATTATTTTTCCAGAGTAACCTTTAAATCTTTTTGGTATATAAAAATAGTGGTATGAAATCCCAGGCCACCCATTTGTGCCGTGGTGTGTGGAAAATATCGAATTAAGGATAAAATCCTCCGAACCGTCTGTAGTTCCTGCTGTATGGTGAACAGTAATCTTTTTTATTGTATCAGCGTTTCGTTGATACCAAGACCTGCCGTCAGCTAGATATTCATGAGTTCTATCTTTTATCATTTAACACCTTTTCAACTAACACAGCGCATTCTTCTTTTGATGGGACTATATCAAAATTAACTTTGCGTTTTTTTAAAATAATTTCTTTAGGAATTAGAGTTAAATCTTCAACGAAGGAGTAAGCCGCAGTTTTTTCACCTTTTTGGGGTTTAAACAAGACTAGATACATTAAATCTATTCTACCATATTTACAGTCTTGTCAAGGATTTTCTGTGCCTTAATATGAAAACCCCCAAGACCAAACCAAACAACCACGCTACTGTTACGCACAAAACCGTGACAATACCCGCAAATGCTAATTCTGGTCTTGACGAGAAATGAAGTGTTTTAAATCCGTTTGTGGTGTCATAAATTCTACACAACATCAGCCAAATAATCATAACGCCATAGCTAGACATAACCGCTACACCTTTTTTAGCGTCATCAATATTGCCGTCAAAAATATACGCACCTATCAACATTGCCATAGCTACCGTAAATCCCATTGAACCCCAAAAGTACGGGGCATTTATCACATATAGCAATGTATCGAACAATATAATCACCTTCTATTTCTGTTATTAATTAAATTATTAACTGAAGTGTCTAATTTATCTATAGTTCTTGTAAGTTCGTCTAGTTTTTTCTCAAACCGAAGAAGTAAATACCCAGCTAACACTATAGGAAAGCCGAAGTTTGATATAGCATTAAAAAATTCGCCCATGTCCATATCTAAATCGTAACATAATTACATAAAATTAAGAAGAAATGAACCCATATCATGCCCTTGTTTTAATGACATGGTAATTTGAGCCCACCTATCAGTACCCTGCAAAAAAGTTATAGCATGACTTCCTATGTCAGCCTCTTTGTAATGAACAGCAAACTGGTTATTGTGTAAATTGTTATAAATATATTCCGTTAAACCAGACGTTACAGCCGAAAAAGCATGAGAGCCATCTTTTCTAGAATAAAAAGCATTTAGTATCAAATCGTTATCCTGATTAACATTTACCGTTGTTGTGATAGTTCCGTTTCTATTACTCGCAGATGCGGAGTGGTCAATTGGGTTATATGGATTTAAACCCCTTATTAAAAACCAAGCCTCTATTGAGTCATCTGGACCACCGCTGGGACAATTCTTATACATATTGTAAGTTCCGGGCGTCATGTTTGAGGTATTAAAATAAAGCCCGTGTATAGAACAATATTGATTATCCTCATAATCATATCGCATGGCGTAACCCCATTGGCTCATTGGCAAGCCGTTAAATGTGGCTGTATAAGTATTATCTCTACCATCGGCAGTTGCTAATAAAAGAATTAGCATTTCGTTCTGACCTTTGATAGTTATGGGTACGGTCTGCGGTTCAACCACACCTTGAACAACTGGTGTAGTAAGTTCCCAAATCATATGTTCTGTCCTACTACCACTCCGTAATAGGCACCGCTTCCAGTACATCTAAAACCGTAAACATCTCTTTTACCGTTTGCAGATTTAGCAGGTGCAGAACCATTTACCCAAGAAATACCAGACCACCAAGTAGGTCCTGTCCCGTCTTGAATAATCTCAACCATAAAACATTGACCAACAGAAACATTACTAAGTGATAGCGTGTTATTAGAACCATTCAATGTACGAACAAATATAGAGCCTAAATTTAAATCAAATGCACCAGAAGTAGAAGATACAACACTAGGCACGGGTATTTTGTTCTCAATTTTTATCGTGCTGGTAAAAATATAATCATATAAAGCGTCTAAACTTTCGCCTATTTGATTCCATTTAGAAGCCGAGGGAACTTCCCCAGCATAAACATTCCAGTTAGCTGTAAATGTCATAAAACCTCCAAACTGAATAAACTACTTTCTGTGTTCCAATGAGCCTCTTCATCGCTGGTAACTGGCGAGTTGGGATACATAGCCCTAAGAGGTGCGTCTTTAGCGTGTTCGCTTAATCTAGTATCAATACTCCAATCCTGCACTCCCAAAAGACCTTGGGGTCTTTTTCTCACAGTCAAACAGCTTTCCTTGTATTCGCAAAAAAAGGTTTTAAATAAATCCCCATCGTCTATATACACCTCAATCACAACTTCATCACCATTTTTTACAAGGTAATGCAAACCAACAGCCTCATTTACCAAAGGGACTTTGTCTTCCCACTTTCTTTTAGTTTTATTCCAGACAAATTTATAGTACATATTAAAATGATATTACATCTTCCCCTTCAATAGAAGAAGTGCCAATAGTAAAAAACGATAATGTTTCAAAATTAGTTACATGACGCAACCTATATTCTGCATTGTATAAGCCACTAGCAAATTGTTCTTTTATTTGGATTATTCGCATTATGTAGGTTTCATTTAGGTATGAATTATTAACCGAAACCATGTCGCCTAATTGCAAATGTGGTACAGCCCTGCCTCTTATGACTACCTTTGAATTAGGTGTACTGTACTGGTCAATAAATAAATCAGCAAGAGATTGAGCATATTCTTCATCTACTGCGTACTTGTTTTCAATAATTAAACCGCCCGATGGTTGAACGCCATATCTCGATATGCTTGTGGTGTTTTCGGCTTCAATTAAAACTGCGGATTGTTCGGTTGCTGGTTCGCCCCTTATTTGCATTAGCGTCAAATAAAGTGGTGTGCCTGAAGTGTTTTCTATTTCCAATTTAGCAGACGTGCCAAATTTGGTTATTGTTACAGTGATATCAGAGGTTCTGTTTGCACCAGAGCCGTCAGAATTAGCATTTCCTACATAATCAGTGGTTGAAACGGGGGTAACAATATCAAACACGGGGTTTTCAAAGTTAGCCCAAACAACCAATGTTTCACCGCCTGATATTGATTTAGGAACGTCAAAGTATGACCAAACAACCTGCACAGATTGTACTCGTCTAGGTTTTAGCACTACAGTAACCTTATTGATAATTTCTGAAATCTTACCCGTATAAATCAAATCTTTTGAATTATCAAAGTCAAAACCATACCTCGAACTTTTGAACTCATCATTTACGTTAAAATGCTGTCTATTTTGGAATATTAATCTGCCTTGTTCATCAGCAAAAAATCTAGCACCCTCGGCTTCGCTTGCGGTTTTTATTTCATATAAGGCTGTATTACCGCCCCACCAAACCACAGGAATTACACTCAAACCGCTATCAAATATTCTTTGAGGGTAGTCCTTGTTTATTACTGCTCGAATTTCATCAAAATTAATTTCCGCAATTTCACTAGCCACGCTAGTAACTTCAATCTCAACCTTATCTATTGTGGCTAAATTTGGTGTGCCTGAAACAGTCATGTCTGATATCAAAACCTTAAATGAGTTCCAGTCGTCTGATAGTGTTGGTGTGTATGAATAAAAATCTGCTCCATCGTAAAGTCTTAAAATTACTTCATCTAAAGACGTAACATCTTCAACCCAAATATCAAATGTTATAGCGTCATAGTCTGATAAATCCAAAGACACAGCTAATTCTGACAAAGCAGTACCATTATCAACATTGATTTTTCTTGAAGCACTTCCGTATTTAAAATTAGAGGTATCGTCTGAAAAAGTAGCGTCATCTGCACCAGTACCATCATCTGTCCAGCTTTCTGCAACCTCGGCAGTTACCACAGGCAAATAATAATCAGCATAAACCTCATCTAAAATGCCCTGAATATAAATATCAGTACGAACATCTTCATCAAGCCCACCAGCACTCAATTTAAATTCACTTATGGCTTCCAAAGCATCGTATATATGAAATTTAGTTTCCCTTATTGTGCTGTCGGGGTACTCAGCCACGCCATTAAATTTATCTATCAACTCACCCTCAAAGCCTGTTTTAATATTGAATTTTCTATTAGGTAGAATTACAGGTGCAACAGTATTGAGGTTAGAAAATGCCACTACATTAAATGCGGTTTCCTCGTCGGTTAATTCTACTCCCAGCTCTATTTTTAAATCCGTTAAATCCAAATTATGGGTTGTAGTAAACAAAGTAGAGAAATTAACAAGGTCGGGTGATACGTCAAAGTTTACGTTACTTCCACTATGCCTTATTTGAATATATTTGTGAGCCACCCTGTCATAGGTAACACTTCCAAGCTCTGTAACGCTCCCAGACGTGTTTACATATCGGGCATATAATAAACCACCTTTGTAGTAAAAAACGAACTCTCCATCTGCTGTAGACTCGTACAACCTAATAAAAGCCACCACCTCGGAAGTAGATATGGGGGGTTGTACTAATTGTACTCTTGCGTAACTGTTTGTAAGGTCGTAAACATCATCAGAAACTATCTTGGCGTAGTTTTCACTAACACTACTTTGTGTAACGTAAGTTTTGTATTGCAAAGTAAGTGCTTCTGTTCCCCAAGTACCATTTGTATTTTCTATCGTGGTTACACCGCCACTTATTGAATTGATACCTCGAAAATCCTCGTAATCATCTGAATAAGTATCTGATACAGTATCCCAAGGGGCAACATAAAAACAATATTTCGTGCCTGAAGTTACTGCTAGTGGTACTGGTAATTCGTACTCTCCGTACTCATCAATAACATTAGCGTAAGGAATAGTGAAAGAATAAAGTTCAGAACCTACAGAGTGTGCAGGTAAATTACTTCCATCAACCGTATCAATATATATTTTTAACCCTGTTGAACCTTTATTTCTCGAAAAACCTATTTTGGTTAAATCACCAGTAAGTGAGCAAGTAAAAACCTGACCTCTATACCTCTTGCCTGTAAACTCACCAAAACCAAAATTAGTACCCGTGGAATTTTGTTGATTATCCAATAACTCAACACCGCCAGAAACGCTAGAATTAAGAAAAACTTCAAGCCGTTTGTTGTTTATTTCAACACCACCGTCAACTGTGGCTTCGGTAAAGTCATTAAAATTTTTATTTAAAACATTTCTTAAAGTTTCAGTTTTCACGATACAAACATGCTTTCTGGTCTTGCAGTAAATCTACCTTTTAGGTTAACAAATGTAATATCAGCTTGTGCTAAAACCACACCGCCTAAAGGCTCACTAATGTTTCTTTCAATTTCAATTAATTTGACTAGATGGCTTTCGTCTTGTGTTGTGCCGTCTAATTCCCAATCAACTAAAACCTCATGTTCTGGACTGCGGTTTTTTTTAGTGGCATTTGTAATAAATGTAGCAGTTACATTAATCATCTGTTGTTTATTTCTGTTAATTCAACATCAAATTCTACATAATAATTGTCTTGAATTCCCCTTGGTCGCATTTCGCCAAGCTCCATGTTACACAAAACCCCATTAGCACTGTCATATCTGCCAAAATATAATGAAACAGGTGTTTCACTATCTAAATGTTCTAAAAATAACTCCTGAAGTTGTTCGTATTGGTCTTTAGGTAAACCACCCCAAGACATTTTATATATATATTTTCTTCCAGTAACATCACTCCACGAGGTAGAATTTAATGTTTCATCAACACTTCTAGCCACAAATTCCTTGCGTGAATAATTAATAGGGTGGTCTATGGTGATATCTAAATCATTGCAAACAAATCTTAGTACGCAACTCATATTGTTAATCCCCTTCCCTTTGCATAATCATCATATGCTTCAAATATTTGTCTTGCTAATTCTCTTTTTTCCATGTCTGTACCTGCATAAGTGCCTATATTAACTGTAAAATTAGGTGTAGAACCAGCATATGCCAAGCGGTCAGTCATACCACCCAAATTAGAGCTAATTTGTGAACTGTATGTAGGGACTTGGATACTCTCTAAAGTGCTTGATACAGCGTCTTTTAAAATGCTAAGTCTATCCAATATTGATGGTGAGTTTCTTTTTTTCACATTAAATGCGTTTGATATGGCACTTCTGATTTTTTCAGCAACTTCCTTGACATAATTCCAAGCCTTGCCTATCCAATATACGGCGGTATCATAAACCGCTTTTACACCTTCGGTAGCAATAGTACCTAACATTGAAAAGTAGGATTTAATTATGTTGAAAGATGCTTGTACTATTGATTTAACAGCGTCCCAAGCACCTTGCCAGTCGCCCTTAAACACAGCAACAAAGAATTTAATTATGCCTATTAATATATCTATGCTGTTCTTAAAGTATGATTTTATGAATTCCCACATCGCCCTAGCCACAGTCATTATATTGTCGCCATAAAGTTTCCAAAACGTCTTTAATTGTTCAAAAAACCAAAGAATAATCTCTTTTATGCCGTTTATTATATACATGATATCTTCTTTATGTTTTGCCCAGAATTCAGTTATAGCTTTAACAACGTCTCTAGTAATATCTTGGATACCCAAAAAGTTCTTTTGCCATGCAACAAACAAAAGCCCAACAAGTGCCGAAATTAAAACAAGCGGGTTGGTTAACATGCTAACCAAACCAGCGATAGTACCTATTATCAATAAAGCAGCCAAAGCTACAGCAACACCTTTAAGGAAAGCAAAAACCGTTTCTTTATTCTCAACAATCCATGTTGATAATGAACGAAAGGCATTTACCAAACCAATAACTATATCGGCTATCAAACCTGCTTGTGCAAAATTATCACCTGTAAAAAACGAAAATGCCTCGGTAAGTTCAGCCTTTAAATCCTGCCCTTGAAATATACCCTTTATACTTTCTATAACATTGCGTATTACCTTACCAAACCTAAACCATTTAGCGACTATGGCGTCATCTTCATTTAATCCAAAATCTCTTAAAAATCTACCTGTCAAATCACCTTGAATACCAGACCTTATAAGCCCAACAATCATGGAGAACTTACGACCAAATCCCGATATAGCACCTGTGGTTTTAGTTACCGCACCCTTAAATAGGTCAAATATTCCAGACGCTTTTACAAAATCGGACAAGGTAATCCCTATCGTATCTGATAAATTAGACATTACCTGATTAAATGTACCAGCCTGTGCAGTAAAACCCATTGCAGTTATACCGCCCTTAGCACCTGCTTTTTCAAAAGCACCAAACAACAAATCGGCTGCATTTGCAGAACCTTTTAGTTCTTCGGTTGTTAAATTAGACGCTTTTAAAATGTCATTAAAAAGAGGAATTGCCCTTTGAAATTGCCTTATATCCATTTCACTAACCACACCAGTAGAGGCTACCTGCTGTAAGTTAGCAATAACGCTATTCATTTCAGCTTGACCTTTACCACTTGTGGCAATAGCTTTACCAACATCGAGCAGTATATCAACCGCCTTATCGCCATCTTTAGTTATGGCTGCTAATGCTTGTGTACCCTCAACAAGACCGGGCAATTCAAATGGTGTAGCAGCTGCTTCTTTTTTAACTCTAGCAATGACCGCCTCGGCTTTCTTTGCAGAACCTAATAATGCGACAAAGCCCTGTTCTGCCGACTCTAAATCACCTGCAAACTTAACTCCCTTGACAGCTAAAGCACCAAACGCAGTAGCACCAACCGCACCTATACCAGCTAATATTTTTCCAAAATGAACTGCCGAATCTGTAGCACTTTGTAATGAACCGCCTACAGAACGTGAAAAGCCCTCAACCTTTTTACTAGCCCTAGATAATCCCTCGCTAAAGTTCTTATCGTCAATGTCTAATATCCATGTAATTGAACCGCCATTAGCCATCTATGACCTTTCTTAAATCATCTAAAAAGTCTTTCATGGCTTTAGGTTTAGCATTAGTTAAAGCCATACCTTTACACAGTACAAACAATGTTCTTGCTTTTTCCTTTTCTGCTATTTTTAACATTTGAATTAATCTTTTGTACGGAAGTTGCCTTGCTTCATTAAATTTGTACTGTGGATAATGGTAACAAAAAGAAGCCAACAAATCATCAATGTTAGCTTCTTTTCTTGGTATTTTCTGAACTTTTATTACTTTACTTGACACCGAGTTCTGTTTCTATCATATCTCGGAACTTACGCCAATGAGGAATAAGCATTTGTTTGGATATTTCCTCAAAAGGTGGTGCGTCATTTACCGGAGTAATGAATTGAAACATAAAAGCATTAGCCTTTTCCTCGTCTTGAGTATCCAGTTTAGAGAACAACTGAATTTCCTCTGTCGTAGGTTGCCTAAAACGATAGGTATGCCCCTTTAACTGAAATTCAAAATATTCCTGAATATCTAAGTCAAGATTGTGCATTATGATACTACGCTAATAGTTCCCTCTTTAAAGAATTGAACTGTAGCTTCAGTGCTTTCTGATTGACCTATGAATTTAACCATGACTTTTCTCAACATATTGTCAACTTCGATACCTTCGAGTTTTGACCTTGCACTAACAAGTCGCATGACCTGTGCAGGATTTTCACAAGAAATAATATCAAGATTTTTAGTTATTTCTGCGTCATCACAAGCTCTAGGTGCAACATCAATAGCACCCTGTGCGTTGTTTACAGTTTCCCCAGTTGATAATACACCGCCATTTACTACATGGTGTTGAGGAAGAACAACAGCTAAGGCTGCAATATCAGTTTCCAAAAGAGTAATGGTAACAGTTGCCTTATACGAACCGTCTAATTCTATAACTTTACCTTGAACACTCTCAATATCTTCTGTATTGATTTCGTGCTCAAATTCTATTTCTTCAATGTCTTGAAGTTCGCTGTCACCCCAGCGCAGGTTGAAAGGACCTTTAATTATTGCCATATTGAAATGATAGAGTGGTAAAATATATTAGTCAAGCATAAACACGAACATTGACTTCAATCATGCCTACTGTTCGGTCTTCAATATCGAGGTCTTGGTCTGTGGGATAAACTAAAGTTTCAACTTCAATGACTTCAAAATCCTCTAATTCTATGCAACCACTTATTGCCAATTCCAAAGCGTGAAGTGAATTATAGACATCGCTGGTGTTTGAACTTCGGTAATATGTATTAATGCGATAGTTCTTAATCTTTTCGCCAGTACTTAATTTGTTTTCATTATTACCGCCTGATAAGACTAACCACCAAGCACTATCTGGTGCGCTAAGAGGTACACCGCCTATAAAAAGGTCTGTGCCTAAAGTGAGTGAAAAATTATCGACTAAATAATTTGCAAAACTTTCGGCTATGTTCATTTGATTAATCCAACTTTCCTTGCAATGCTTTCACTCTGTTTAACCGTATCGTTAACAGCATTCTCCGCAAAATGAGGACCTGTACCTGCTGTTGTATAGTTTGTGTATTGTTTTTTTTCTTGGTATATCGCATAGTTTTTTCCCCATATAATTCTACCCTTTAAGCCCAAGACTTGTTTTACTATGTCCATTCTAAGTCTGCCTGTTCTCATAGGTGTTTTAGGTGTAGATGTTTTGACAACCTCATCAGTCAAGGCTCTTAAAAATATGCTTGAACGAGTTTTGGTTTCATCTCGTAATTTAGGCATGTTGTTTTTAACAATAACTTTCATGATATCCCTGCAATTCTGGTAGTCTTTTTAAGTAAAAGTTGAATATTATCTATGTTACGACCTATTAAATGGTCTCGATTAATTGAAACATCAGTTATTTTGTACCAACCATCATTTGAATTAACATCGAATAAAGGAGCTAGTAAATACATACCTTCAAGTCTGTAGTTGTTTGAAATTAGAAAAGCATTGTTAAAATCTGGATAACATATAGCGTCAGCGTCTATGTTTTCTTGAAAGTCGTTATTAACCGAGCCTGTGTTTTGAATAAATATAGCTGGTACGCTTGATTGACTTACAACCTCTTTATCGTTCCTATAACCGTTACTTTCAACTTTAACGATTGTAACAGTATCTCTGTAATTTAATTTTAAGGTCATACTATCGTTCTATAAAGCGAGCCATTAGGTCCTGCGTATTTGTTGAGTACAGAAGTACTAACATCAACACCCCGTGGTTTATCAAATTTAGTATATGAGTGAGTCCCCAAAGTCTCAGATTTAATGTCCTTACTCTGGTCTGCTTCTATTGTTATCATATCAGCCCAAACCATATTCAAATCGTCTGGTAAACAATCCTCATAAAACCAGTCAGCGTCTACCGCTAATTGAACACACGAAGTGCATTTGCAAAGACACTCGCAAGTCTCACAGTTCTGGATATATTTAGTAATATTGCCTTTTTTGTGAACCCTTATCTCGTCATCTGTGAAAGTCTTTAAAGTAACACCGCTTGGGTCTTCACCCATTTTTATATGAACAAGTTTTACTGCGTGAAGTCGTATAAAAGGGTCTACAAGTATAAATTCATCGTGTTTGTTGTAATTAAACAGCCTGTAAGCAGCCACAACATCATCAGGGTCGTTTAATGTGCCGTCAATATCACAAATACACTCATTTTGCACTTTGCCTAATTCTTCATAATGATTGTGCAGAATATCCTTTGCCAACAATGAATACCCCAGCATTGTTTCAAGCTGTAGGCGTGTTTTTTTAATCATGGCGTTATACAAGGCCTCATCGGTTACAGTTTTTCCCGTGAGTGTTTCGTATGTTTCAATTTTCATAATAAAATCTTAATCTATTTTCTGACAAAACTCCAACCCTTTGTCTTACCGTCTGTAGATAGATAAACTTGATAAAGGTCTTCAAACCACTTTTGGTAATCCTGTGCAACATTTTGCATTAAAAATCTTTCAGCATATTGTCTAATAAACTTGTGGTCTACCTCTCTAGCTTTCACCGAGGCGTCTACAAAATCTTGCAAGGTGTTACATCTAAAGCCAACCTTACCATTTAAATAATCTGGTATGGTATAAGGGAAAACTCCAAAGTCTGTGGTAATTGGTGGAGTACCGCTTAACATACTTTCAACATGAACACCACCAAAACACTCTAAATATTCTGTTGGTACAAATGTTGCTATGGCATTTGCCATTAAGTCTTTTCGAGTTTCTACATCAGCGTAACCCCTGTATTCCCAATCACTATCGTTTGGTATTTCAAACTCCTTCGGGTGGTTATCCACTAAATAACCCCTGCCATCAATCAAACCGCCCTGCCCTACGATTATTAACTTTGCACCTATGGCTTTTGTTGCCATATATGCAGTCAAAATACCCTTGCGCTTGATTAGTCTTCCAATGAATAAAAAATAATCACCCTTTTTATCAGAGAATTTTATGTCGTTGTCATCAAAATAGTTAGGAATAACCCTGTCATAATACGAGCCATCAACAGAAGCAAAGGGATTTTCTGAACCGTAAGTAAAATTTTGAATATAGGGACTTTCAAAACTTCTAAACATGCCTTTAATAGAACCCCTGTAACCGATACCACTCTCACAAGTAAGATAAAGATTAACTGCCTGTGTTATCGGACTATGATATTGACCTTGTGTAGCCAACACAAAATGGTCTGGTTTTTTTAACCTGTTTATCTTTTTTATAACGTTGGCATAAAATTTTAATGTTGAAGAACGTCTTTCAGAGCTTAAATCGTGCTTGAAGTCTTGTATTTTCCAGTTGTAGCCTATCTCAAATCTATTATCACCATCACCATAGTCATTAGCAATATCGTGTATTGTGTGGGTTTCTATGAAATGAAATTTATCCGAATTAATATATTCCTCTAAATCAAAGCCCTTTTCTGTGGATTTAACACCATACAAATATACTGTATGACCTAAATCACATAACATTTTAGTAAGTTTGACGTTTTTCTGTGTGAAAGCACAACTAAGATAATACTTTGATGTTGGCAAGTGAGCCAAACCCAATAAATGGAAAGTGAAACTACGTTTCATAATGTTGTCCTTTAAATATTCCGTAATACGCCTTACCTTTACAACCATTTTCATTTAATTGCTCGACTTTACCAATACCGCCAAGCCACTCATTTAACAAATCAGCCTTTAAATCTTGGGGGTGGCCTATTGAAATACCGTTATCTACCCACTCGAATATTCTGATAACTTTGGAGTATGACCTAGCATTTTGTATTATCCTTTGGGGGTCTGTGGTGTGCTGTAGACAGTTATATATCCATACCTCATCAAACACCCTGTCTGTGGTGAAAGTTTCAGCCTGTGTCATTGTAGACGCTATAAATGCCGTGTCATATCTGAGCCTAATCCATTCTGGATATTCGCAGGGGTCAACAACCAAACAGTAACCTCTATTAATTGCTTTTAGGAGTATTGAATAAGGGCCACCGCCAATATCACAAACGGAAATGCCTTTTAAATCATAAACGGGGTACTTGCCATTTTCAAAAAGTGGGGTTAACCCAATCTTTTTAGCGTAAACGAGTTGTTTTGTTTCTTCCCAATAAGAGTTTATACAGTCACCATGCCATTTTTTCTCAAAGTCTTGGTGAACATCTAGCCACTCATTTACCATATTGTAATTATACCATACCGGGGTTTTGATGATTAACAAAACCCATACGAGGTACATAAACAACACTAGAAACAGGTTTTACAGAAAAGGAAAAGCCCATAATTGTTGCCCCATCAACAAATGTGATGGTTTGAGCACCTGTGGCACCTGCCGTAGCAATAGTCTTTATACCCAAAGCAATAGCATGGGTAGCTCCGTTGCTTCCAGCATTTTCATAACCTGCGGGTAGCGTGATTATCTGAGTTGCAGAGGCATCTAACACCGCACCGATTATATGTAAAGCGTTATCCAAACCTGTGGTTATAGTTGGTGCATCTATATAGTTATTATCGTAAGTATTCGTATTATTAAAGTAAGTAGTGCTTGGTGTTACATCAAACTCATACCCTGTAAAGTGCATACAAGATATATTCCACCTACCGTCAACACCAGAGGTAAAACTAAATGTGGTGGGGTCTCCAGTTTGGAAAACCCTAGAGAAAATGGAAACGGTATGAGCACCTGCTGGGTTTGGGTGGTAATCATTAACATTCTCTGTAAAAGGAGTAGCCCCATTATTATCAACAATAGTGGTGTCGTTGTTTACATGAACTACACAGATAACTAAATCGCCAACAGCAATACCACTTGTTGCTACCGATATTGCAGTTCCCGAACCGCTACTATTGACAAAGTGGGTTAAGTTACCACCACTCCAGTTGTCCATAATTGAGCTTGTGGAGTACATTGAAATTCCTGCACTACCTGATGATGGTGCAGAACCATTAGTGCCTGAAATTCTAAGAATGTTATTAACAAACAAGCTAAATCTAGTGCCAGTAGCCTCCATGACCATTTCATCATTATTTGCCCAAGCATGGGAGCTTGTATTTGCTAAGTTCGTGAATGAACCACCGTTATACCAAAAGATAGATATTTCAGGTGGGTCGCCCTCTCTACTCTGACCGCCTACAAAGTCTGTGGCATTTGCCCTGACAATAACAGCTGCATAAGGAGTACCAGAACCAATATCAACTAAAGTTGCTTTTGACCATTGAGCTGCATTAAAAGCGTCAACATTCCAAAACATTGCATTGTCATAAGAACCTGCATTTGCAGACTTTACTGCATTACTTACAATGTTCAAGCCGTCATTGTTTGTGGATTCAGTCCAATTTGCACCTATTGCACCGTTAGACCTATTAAAATCATCTGATGCTACGAGTTTTCTAGGCATTGTCTATTACGAAAACGCTGTCCTTATCCCAGCCATGCATGGTTTCAGAATTTGCAAGTAAATTAATAAATTGACGAGTGGTTAAATCTTCATTCTCGTTAAGGTTTAAAAGTTTGTACATCAAGCGGTTTTTTATACGCCTTGCATTTGGCATATCTCTTAATCTGTCCGTATCAACATTAGGGAAGTCATAAACCCCCTGCTGATTCTGTAAAGTCAAAAGCTGTGCAACTGTACCAGCCACTTTTATTAAGTAGTATTTCTTTGCAAATATAGGCACACCTGACCATGTTAAGTTATCACAAAACTTAGGTCTTTGATGGTTTTCCCTGCCGTATGGCGGTTCATTCATTGGAACTAAAAAACATTTAATCATGCTCTTGTATAGTTAATTAACTTTATATACTCCACAAAGAATAACTCAAACTTAATCTCTTTGCCCTTTGTTTTATTATGACATTTCCTACAAAGAGTTACACCATTACTTAATTCAAACCTAAGCGTAGGCTCATTCTTCCATGTTTTCACATGGTGACTCTCTAAATCCCCACCAATTTTACCGCACAAGCAACAAGTATATTTATCCCTTTCAAAAACGAGGGAACGCCAACAAACATAATCCGCAGAACGCAAATCTCTTTTTATGAGGCTAATACCACCCTTCCAATTGTGGTGTTTATCCCCCCTCAAATATGGGTTTGGTTTACCCCGTTTAGCCTGTGATATTTTATCTCCCCATTCCTTTGTTCTTTCAACATCAGCACCATAACCCTTTAGACCTTTATTCCATGTTGTTTTTCTACCCTCTTTTATAGCTTTATTCACCCCCGCACGAACTTTCTCCTTAAATTCCTCTGTTCTTTTCCTACCTAAATTCGCCAACCTAATCTTTTCCGAATGTTCTTTTGTTTGTTTATAACCTTTTAAACAGCTCATACACGAGTATAATTTATCATAACTCCAATTAATTTAGCATCAACCGCCATGTTATCAGAACCATCACCAGTTACCCTACTAACTCTAAAATGCACATATTCAGAAGCACTTGCACCTGTAATAGTAATAGCTGGGGTTGCACTCGTAATATACAAATCATTGGTTGTACCGCCAGTATCAGCTATTTGTTGAGCTGTACCCATTGCTTGGTCTAAAGCGTCATCGTTAGCAAAAGACCTACCTGCTATATTCCAAACTACACCAAAGTTTGTAGTTGTAGATGGGTGAGTCCAATAAAATACTGCTGTAACAGTTCCCCCGTCCCAATCGCTAGGCATTGCCGTTGAAACCTCTGCATATTCTTGTGTGCTGGCGTCAAAATCTAACGAATAGATATTAACCTTATTAGTGGACAATTCGGTTTTAGTGTTTGCAGAACAACCACTTGTAGTAGATGGCCACATACCTGCTGCACTCAAATAAAGTTGACCTGCGGGTTTTGAGCCAGTATCGCCTTTGGTTCCTGTATCGCCTTTTGCTCCAGTTGAACCTGTATTTCCTGTGTCACCTTTAGCACCAGTACTTCCCGTGTTTCCAGTATCGCCCTTAGCTCCAGTACTGCCTGTTGAGCCTGTGTCTCCTTTCACGCCTTGACTGCCTGTGTTTCCCGTGTCACCTTTAGCTCCTTGACTTCCAGTTGCACCCGTGTCGCCTTGTGGTGCTGATACAAAACTAATTACAATCTCATCAAACCAAGCCGTACCATCAGAGCTAGAGCCAAAAGAACCCAAACCTGCATATATTGTGTAATCCAAATTTGAACCGCCAGTAGTAAATTCATCAGAGTAGTAATCCCAATCCTCGTTAGCTGTAACATGAAATTCTGATACTACGCCACCGCCATTTTGTATTACTAAATGTGCATTATCTACATTGGCACCAGTTTTAATCCAACCAGAAAACCTATAAGTTGTGTAAGGCTCTAATGTTATTGGCGTGGATAAAGAAATACCTGCGTCAACAGGACTTCCTGCAACAATTTTAAAAGACTTAATGCCCTTAGCACTATCTGTATCAATAGTCCTAGTAGGACTTCCTGAAGTTTCATAGTGGTCCCAACCATCGGCTGGACTGCTTGTAGCTTCTTCAAAACCCTCGTAAAAAACATAATTTGGCAAACCCTCAATGCCTCTTACACCAGTATCGCCTTGAATTCCCGTGTCACCTTGTGAGCCAGTACTGCCTGTGTTACCTGTATCACCTTTTGCACCATTATTACCAGTATCCCCTTTGGCACCAGTATTTCCAGTATCACCTTTCGCGCCCGTGCTACCTGTAGAACCAGTATCGCCTTTAACTCCCTGAGAACCAGTTGCTCCAGTATCACCTTGTGAACCTGTGCTTCCAGTATTACCTGTATCACCCTTGACGCCCTGTGAACCAGTATTGCCCGTGTCGCCCTTTGCTCCAGAATTACCCGTATCACCTTTATTACCAGTATCGCCTTTTACACCCTGACTTCCAGTATCACCTTGAACACCTGAACCAGTATCACCTTTAACACCAGCAGTTCCAGTATCGCCTTTAGCACCTGCATTGCCAGTATCACCTTTTAAGCCTGTTATTCCAGTATCGCCTTGAATTCCAGTATCACCGTCATTTCCTTGATTACCTGTGTCGCCTTTTAAACCTTGAACGCCTGTGTCCCCATGACCAGTATCGCCCTTAGTGCCAGTATCCCCTTTTACACCTTGAATTCCTTGCAAACCTGTGTCCCCTTGCAAACCCGAACCCGTGTCACCTTTTGCGCCAGTATCACCTTGCACTCCATCTACACCTATAATTCCATCAGCACCAGCAGGACCTTGAACGCCAGTATCACCTTTTACACCACGTTTTCCAATGGAGTGAATACTGACAGTTCTTTCAATTCGTCTTATTTGAAATGTAGGTTCGTTCCTTCGGATATTTATATAGAGCATTAACTAACTCCTAAAGATTTACAAATAGTAAGTGTTGGTAAACTACATTCCTCGCAATCTGCAACATCTGGTAGTTTTTCTATAACACCATCGGAGTATGTAACAACCAACATATATTCGTATTCGCCTAAATCATGGTCAGTATTATTTGTTTCTATTAAAGCAACACGCTTACCGCTAACTGTAGAGAAGTTTTCCGTTTCATTTATGATAATGCCGTCGTCATTTTCCACTATTAATTGAACTGTACTAGCAGTCAAATCATCTATTGTTACGGTGAGTTCTAGCGTTTCGCCTTGTCTGATTGAAATGTTCATAAGAAAAGTATAGCTGTTTGAGGTTTTTTTTCAATAAAAAGAGGGGGTTGTTACACCCCCTCTAGTCTAAATTCTAGTTAGTTATTAGGAAACTCCGTTTGCTCCTAAACCAACAACCTTGTCTGTATCCTTGACAGCACCGCCTCTGAAGAACGAACCTCTAAGTACAAGTTCATTTCTTTGGAAAGCTGATTTAACAGTTTCACCATCTTCGTAAGCTGCTTCTGTGGATAGGTCGTATTTCAATCCGCCACTTGTTCTACCTGTGAAAGTAGTTGGGTCAAAGTAGAATACTCCCTTATTGATTGTTACTGACGAACCTTCAACTGTGAAAGATTTAGTTTCAGCAGTATTTAATGTAGGCATTAAGTCATTAGGAACTACCACGTATGGTCTACCTAAAATCATTGGTTGGTTACCAGTTGTAAACAACCCCATTGCGCTATCGGTTGAAATTCCAGCTCCTACTAATTGTCTTAGTAATTGCCCGTATGTTTTGTAGTTGAATACAAAAATACCATTAGAAATTTCCTCAGCCATGCTTGACCAAACATCAATGAATGATTGAATAGCAGTCAAAGAACTTACTGTACTGTATGTAACTGTATTACCAGTTGTATTTACAGCCTGTTGTAATCTAGCGATTAACAACTGTGCTCTTTTTCTGTCGTAATCTGTTCGGTATCCATTAGCAACATCGCCCAAAAGGTCAACAGCTAAAAATCTTGTAGCTGCATCGCAAACAGGTGTAACGGCTGCTAATTCGTGTAGGTTAGAAGTATTGATAGTTGCCCCATATTCTGAAATTGGTTTAAGGTTTCCATCTGCACCATCATCGCAGTGCTCAACTTCTGTCATGCTGATATCACCACTTCGTGATAACCAAGCCATTTGTAAACTAAGTGTTTCTTTCCAGTCAACTCTAGAAAGTAAGTCTTGGTAATTTGACCTATGACCTTCGATATCCCTCAAAAGCTCTGGTGAAATAACAAAGTTGCCCATATCTGCGATAGTAACTGAGTTAGAAACTATGCCATCTTTTTGCAAAGATTCTAAATGGACTTTGTTTATTTCTTTGAGTTTGCTGGCTGCAATAGAGTCATGGTTTTTAAGCATATCCCAAGCAGCGACTATTTGTTCTGCATGTCTTTGTTTGTAATCCATTGAATTAATTTGTTTTGAAGTGTCTTTAATAAAGTTAGGCTCTTTAGCCATTTTATTGAGAACTTCTTTTTCCAATTTTTCTATTTTATTTAAAACCGCGTCTAATTGGAGTTTAGCTTCGGTTTCTTCCTTTTTTTCCTCTTTAGGTTCTTCAGTTGTTTCTGGTGCGGTAGCTTCCTCTACTTGAGTTTCGACTACTTCCTTTTGTTCCTCGGAAACATCTAAAGTTTCGGCAGGAGCTAGTGTCTTTTCGACTTCATCGCCCTCTGCATTTTTGTATTTGACAACAACAGGGAAATCCTTGCTGTTTTTAATAGTTACATATTTCATATGATTATTATTGGTTTCAGTATCCTCATTGTCAAGCATTATCTTATTTAATACATCAACATTAAGGCCACTATCCTTTGCAGAATTTAATACTTTTGCGTAAATCTCACTAACCGTTGCTTCCTTGTTATTTCCTACAAGTACAATGGAAAGTCCGATTAATTCGCTGTTATAATACACACCGTCATCGTCAGCCCAAGGACCAACAGTTTCGATAGAAAAGTCAGTTATAAATCCGTTCAAAAACATATCCCTTGTAAATCTAGCGAGTGCAGAATGTTCTGTAGCAAATTCAATTCCTGTGATAGTTACATTGGTGTCGTTTTTCTGTACACCCATGACCTTACCAACAATGTCCTGAATATTGTCGGAGTGATTAACAGTAACTAGCCCTTTGTATTTTGATATGTCCATACTGGCTATATCGTATCTAGCACCGTTATACATTGTTTGGTCGCTGGTAATTGGTACGGGGTTGGAAAACCTAACAATACTATCACCGTCTTGCATGACCTCAATTTTGTTTATGTGTGTTATGAACTTATTTTTCATTTCTTTTAATACGAGGTTTATGCTTCTTCACTTTGTTGTCGTGAATATGCACATCTTCGTCTTTTTTGCATTTTAGTTTCTCAAGCAATTTTTTAAACATATTAATATGCTATCACAATTCAAGTACTAACTCATAGGTGCATGAGCAATTAGGGTGGGCATTACCTGCCTCTAAAGGTACAAAATCAACATTGAGTGATTTATCACCAACCACAATGCTGTCACCTAAATTCTTAAAGTTTTTACCGAATGGTACAGGTCCTTGTTTTTCTAGTGCTTGGCAAAATTCACATGGGTTGCTGGAACGTGTGCGCCATTGTTTGTATGCAACAGAACTTAAATCATTTTGTTCTATGAATTGTTTGTCTGCTTCAAATTGCGACATAGTAAAAGCCCTGTTGGTTTCTGTCCTTGCGACTACTGTAGCCCTAGCTTCGGAAATTTGACCAGAATATCTTTGAGTTAAAATGCTTTCAATTTCAGATAATGACTTACCTGCTTTGGCTTCTTCCTTAGCTACCTTGTAAATTTCGCTGGATATAGTGTCAATGTGACTTTTGCTTACCTTACCTGTAAGTGACTTAATTGCGTCTGTGGTCTTTTTGTCTATTTGAAAACTACCAGTTAGTCCGTATTCAAGTGTTCTTTTACTCATAAAGCCTGAGCCCATTATATTGAACACCATCGCATAGAATAAACCTAAAGTTAGATTTAACTCATCGGCAAATTCTTTTTTCTCGGTCTTTTTGATTAAATCACTCTCCTTGTCTATTTCGACTTCATTTTTGATTTTTCTTAGTCTGTTTAATGCAGTTGAAACAAGCCTTCCATCTATATTAACAATTTCGTTTTTTAATGAGTTTTGCTGTTGTTTGATAATGTCCTCATTTAATTTGTTGAGTGCTAGTTTGTTTTCAACGTCTTGTGGTTCTTCATCTTTTTCTTTGGTATCCTCTGGGATTATAGGTAAAGACTTTTCAAGTGGTAATTGACCTACCTCTATTTCACCCATTACATATTGTTCTGCAACATCATTGGAAATATCCTTGTTAATTAATGTTTGATATAAATCCAGTTTTTCTTTAGACAGTTCAACCTCTTTTAACTTAGCGTCAAGGTCAACTGATAAAGGACTATCAACTACAATCATGGCTTCGGTCTTTTCAAAGTCATCGCTGTAGTTTCTTCTGTAATCAAGGTTCAAGGCGTCTGTAATAAGCCTAATTTGAGGTATCAAGTGGTATTCGATAATCATTTCCTTTTGAACCCGTGATGTTTCTCTAGTAGTGCCTGACTGTTCTATACCCATGATTGTTTTTGACACACCGCTTACTGCAAATAAAAGTTCTCGATTAATCTCGTTGACATCTTTTAAGGCTGCCTTAGATAGTTCGGTCTGCATACTATCCCATTTGATAGCACCAGCACCATTTGCAAACATAGGCTCACCCTTTACATGAGCTAAAACTCTGGCTCTAAAATTCTTAAATTCTTCCTCATCTAAAATAATGTCGGTCGATAAAATACCCGGAGCATTGATATTATTCTTCAAAGCGTGGCGTGTGTAGTCACTAGCAGTCTTTAAAGTAAATTGCCCCTCTTTGGCTGCGTCAGTCATTGCATAAGGATTATCCTCATCAAAAGGGTTTAACTGGCGTATTTCAATAATCATTTCTTTGGGTATTTCCCTGCTGAAACCTTTTCTACGTTCTATATAGCCCTGAACCTCTAAGGTGTCATTAGATAAAACCCTCTGTATGTTGTAGGGATTAAGCATTTTAAAATATTGAACATCGCCCAAACTTGACTCACCCACACTTCTGACAGCCATTAAATAAAACACACCCTCTAAATCAATGTAAGTGGAAATGTTAGCCCAAAACTCATACTCTGAAAAATCAAGGGAATTTCTTATAAGGTCTAAATATGGGTGGACATAATCCGGCTTCTTGCTTTCAGTCCTGACATTTTCTATTGCAGTATTAGCAACAATGTTGGCTCGGTTTCTAATTGCAGAATAACCATAACCTGTATAAAGGTCGTTGTCGGACATGACAACAGTTGACCAGTCCGAAGCCATGTACCTGTTACCGTGTTTTAAAAATTCTTTAGGTAATGGCACAGACATTGCATTTTTTGAAATGCGTTTAGCTAGTGCGTTTCGTAATTGAGATATTTTTGACATACTAGAATGCTACCAGACTTCCTCACCAATTAAAATACGGGGTTTCTTTTTTTCACTAATCCTATCTGCCATTTCTAGTGCGTCTAGGACATCGAGTAACTCTACTTTGGGGTATTCGGCAAGGTCATTCCACAAATCATTATCGCCCTTGAATAATATCCCACCCGTGTTTATAGGTGGTTCAAGGCTCTCTATACGCTCTAGTTTGTTCTTAGTTTGTTTAATTCCCTCAAAAGGTATATTTATACCAAGCTCTTTGCTTAAATCATTGGCAATCTTACCGAAATACCTTTGAAACATGACATCTTCAAAACCAAACCTTTGAAATGTGTAAGGTAAGTTGAATATGAGCCTTATTGCTTCATCGGGTTTTAATATCCTTTTAATGCTTTCAACCTCGTATTTCTGACCTGTGTCGGTTGCTACACCTATAACAACAATGCCTGTAGCACTTCCCTTTTCGCTTTCACCTAATGCTGGGTCTATTGCACCGTAGTATTTTAACTCTCTAGGCAGTACGTCATATCTGCGTGGTTTAAAGTAGGCATATTCATCGGCAAGTGGGAATTCTGGTATGTAATAGCGTTTCCAGTCCTTAGAGGTAGTTTGTTTTTTCTTTTCTTCGAGGTATTCCCAAGTAAACCTACCCTCTGCTACAGCGTCATCTAGTGTTATGCGGATTTTTTTATAGAGTGGGTCTGAATAGGCTGTTTCAAAAACGCTATTTTCTATCATGTTTCCCGACATGATGAGCTTTCCCCAACCTTTGTCTTCTTCTGGCATACGAACAATCTTTGAAAATTGTTCTTTTGATTTAATAAGTCCAGCTTCTTCAAGTACAACCACGTCACCACCCTCACCTACAACACCCTCACCTTGTTTTACCGTGTTGGAGCTTTCAATAGATGTAATGTATACCCACCCACCTGTTGACCAGCGTAAGGCTTCTTTTGTAGCCCTGACTTTTAATTTTTCCACATCTGTTAAATCAAGGTTGATAAGCCCCTTGTAAAAGAAATCATTGTCCGATAGATGTTGCAAAACATAATCCATTATTTTGTTAGCCTTGTCTTTAGAGCCTGCAACAATAGGTATTTTAAGGTGTTTGACACTGGCAAGATAAATAAGTGCCATAGCCAGTATTTCAGACTTACCAAATCGAGTAGGTGCTGATAGCCATAACCAGCGTGTGTGTGGGTCTATAATTTCTAGGAATACTTTAGCTTGGCTGGGGGTAGCCAAATAAGGTTCTTTTTTACCGTTTAAATAAAGACCTTTAATTAGTTTCTGAATCTTCTGTATCTTCGTTGAGTATGTCATCTATAAGTTTTTCTAGTCTTAAAACACCGTCAACTTCCAAGCCTTTTTTGAATTCGTCCCTGTCTTTTGTTTCTAACCACCATTGGGAAAGTTTTAAATCTGGTTCAACAATTACAGTTCCGTCTGGTGCAGACTCGCCTCTTATTGCCTTAACGACATTAGCTCTGGCCTGTGCTGATACCATTCCCTGCCATGCTGTGATTTTTAAACGAAGTTCTTCATCGCTTGAAATCCATGTAGCTACGGTTGATTGTGGGATTTTTGCTAATTCACAAGCTTTGGTTACGCTATAGCCTAGCTGGAAGTAGGGTCTTAGTGCTTCGATAGTTTCTTCCTTATCTCTTGCAATTCCTTGTGCCATATTTACATAATATCATATTAGTGACTCAATCCTCTCCAAGGATATAATTGTGGTCTTCTGTTATATTTTTTGGCTATTTCTTTGGCTTTGGAATTTATTATCTCAATGTATGGTGCAGCCTGTTTTCTACCTGTTTCATAGTCAATATTGCCTAGTTTAACCTGCATTTTTATTGACTCTACAATGCCTAGTGCCTCTTTTGGTGTCATTTTAGTAATCCTTTCAAATAATTATTGATACCAATATAATATATATTTACCTAATTGTCAATAGGTATTAATCTATTCTTCCTAAACTGCCTATAATCTACCTCATGTTGCCACCTACCCCATTTCCACTTAACTTTAACAATGTCTGGGTGTTGTTTTTGTAGGTGTTTTGCCATTTCTAACCTACCGTCAAATTCTTGGTTTTGTTTATACAGCATATCGGTATTACCGCCCTTCATGGTCATAGTCATTTGTTTATCACAAGTAAACATATTAAACAAAACAGTACAGTAGCCGTCTTTTAATATGCGTATGGATAAATCCGTGTCTTCGTTGTACCTACCTCGCCACCTGTGGTCTATGTCATTGGAAAGTAAAATGCAGGAATAAATTCTAGTATTCAAAATCATTGGCTTGGGGTTATAGACATTATGGAAAGTATATTGCATACCTGCCATTTTGATATTTGAGTATCTATCAACAAATTGCTCTATCATTTTAAACGAGTAACCATCAGTAACCTTTGCACCGTTTTTGTAACGCTCACCGTCTTTAACAACTCTAAAATTTCTGATGTTGTCATCTAAAATCCAATGTCTTTTTGCACCTATAGATATGGAATGCTCCCAAACCCAATTTCTAGCAGGGATTGAGCCTTGACCTAAATTACTAAAAGGCAAAATGAGTATTTTTTTAGGGTCTATTACTGACGAGTATTGTTCGTATTCCTGCGGTTCAATGACTATGTGATAATGTACATTGATTTTTTCCAATGCCTTGCTTGTTAATCTACTTTCCCAACGCCCTTTAGATATTATATAGACTGGATAATCGGGGTTCATAATTTTTTTAAAGTTTGTTTGTACTCTCTGAATTTCTTGTTGTAATCAACAACATATAAATCTATTCCATTTTTAACCTTCTTCGTCACCTTACCAAGTCCCCATTTCTTTTGAGTAGCTATTATGTGTTCTTTATAACCCGTGGCTCTGTAAACATCAGACCAACCACCGTTTTGTTCACCAGCACCACTCCATGCAAAACAAAAAGAATTAAACCGTAGCGTGCAGTAACCACTATCTAAGACCTGCAAATTGTAATCTATGTCCTCAACCACATCGCCGTTCCAATTTATATCGAGTGAATTATCAATTAGCTTTATCGTGTATGCACATTTGTTTATTTCAAAGGGATTTTTTTGCCATTTAACAAAGACATTGCTTGATAATGAAGCAAGCCCAACATTACTGAATACATCAACAAAGTTCTCGCAGTTAGTTAGAACTTCATCAACAGAATCATTTATTACCTTACCGCCACTTTGTTGATAAATCTTTTTAATGTCATCATCTATTTGCCAATGCCTTAACTCGCCGTGATTTTTGGAGTGTTCCTTAATAAAGTTCCTAGCAAAAGCCACACCGCCATAATTACTGCTCGGTAGCTTCAATACCCTGTCACTACCAAATTTATCGGCATATTTGGTATATTCCTTGTCCTCAACCACCAGTTTAAAATCAATGTTCTGTGATAAAAGCAGGTCGGCAGTTAAACTTCGCTCCCACCTGCCTAATGTAGGTATATAAATCTTATACTTCATTTTTTCGTGGATACCACAAGAATTTAGTTTTTTCTGTAATTGTTTGCATTAGCAATTCTGCAAACCTATTAACATCATCTTGTGTTTGAAAATGCACCATCACAGACCTGAAAGGCTTCTTTGAGCTTGGGTCACCATAATCTGGCATTCCGTTTTGTTCCCACAATTCATTTACATCAACGGCTTCAGCTCCCCATGTAGCAGGTAAAACCCCCCACTCATCAAGTGGTAAGTCGTCCCACTCATTGCCTAGCATGTCCATGTCCCAATCTCCAAACTCTACATTGCCCTCTATTGCAAAGCGTCTTTTTTCCTCTAAGGTAAACCCCGTGAGTTCTTTGTAATATTCTGGCTTGTCTTCAAGTAAACCCTCATTAACTAAATCTTTCAAAGCCCTAAATCTCATGTTACCGCCCCAAATAATACCTTCCTCGTCATAGGCAATAGGTCTAATTTCCAGCATTTTGACAAATTCATGTAGGGATTTTTTTAACTTCTCATACTTTATTTTTGAGATAGTTCTTGGGTTGTTTGGGTTTAATTTTAATGTATTAACGTTTGGCGTCATTTATAGCTTTGGTGATAATCACCTTAAAGAAATATGCACTTCCGAAAGTCATAAATACTAATAAATAATAAAAAAACTTATCTAATTTTGACATTATACTCTTTCCAAAAATACAAAATCCACACCGTTGCATTGTGTACACTTGTACTTTTTTCTAATTAATTGGTCTACAGGGTTTCCCTTATCCCTGTGCCTATAAATAAATACATTTTGGCACTTCGAGCATTGAAATCTTGAAATAACCCAACTAGGACATCTCGAACAAGGCATTGTTTAGATTTTCCAACAGAATAGCCCCAGCAGAATATGCAAGGGATAAAATAAATAAACTTCTTAAATCATTAGTCAGTAATAAAGCGAATCCAAGTCCAACCCAAACACTAGCACACATAAAACAAAATTCCCTGCCAAATCTAATGCGTTCAAATATTTTAAATGGTCCTGTTTCATTTACTAGGAAACTGGTTATACGCCAAACTGCAAAGATTATTAGTACTGGATTTAAAAGAGAATAGACCATTTTTCGCCTTTTTTGAATTTTACTATGCTAGTTTTAGTGTTTTCAAATGTGAGTTCTTTCTTTAAAGTCAAATGACCGCATTTAATATCGTGGTTAATGTAGTTTTTTAAGCCCTGTTGCCTCAATGACAGCCCAAAACTAAAGTCTGGTCCCAAAACATCTTCAAATGGTTCAAAATTCCCGTTAAGGTAAGTTTCTTTTTTCATCAAACAAGCATAAAAACCAGCCGTGTCTACTTCCTGTAAGCCCTCACCTCTGGGTACACTCTCAACAAAAGTAGGATTATTAACATCGTCTACTTTCCAAGCACCGATGTAAGGAAAACCCCACCTACCTATTTGCACACCTGATACAAACCCCGTTTCATCTGAAAAGTCCCTTAGAAGGCATTGTAGTGTGTCTGGTGGCATTGTAGTATCGTCCTCGGTCAAAAATATATAATCCGTGTCCTTTATGAGATTTAACATTTCTTTGTGTATATCACCTATGCGTTTTCGCCTTTTCAAAATATTGCTAACATCGGGTAAAGATTTTTTGTTTCTGAACACACACAACCTTTCCCTAGCCTTAGATTGTGAAACAGCGTTTCGCCATTTCTCAAATATTTTCAAATCGGAATCCACATAAACCAAAAGATTATATTCACCGTAGAAATTATTAATACTATCCATTACTGGCTTGATAAATGTATCTCTGCTTACTGGTAAAACAATGGTAATCATCTAAACAACCTTTCGTACTTTTCCCTCAAAACTTCTTCCGAGAAATTATCCTGTGCTATTTTCAATGCGTCTTGTTTTTGCTTCAAAAGTTGGCTATCACTCATGGTTAAAAAATGACTAATCATATCGGCTAAATCCAAATCATGTACGGAGTAAACATCTATAGGAACTCTTGCCATAAAGCTATGCGTTTTACTCGCTGGTACTAACCAATCTTTTTTAAGCAACTGATTATTAGGTGATATATCAGTCATAATGACAGGCAACCCACTAGCCAAAGCCTCATTGCAGGGCAAACAAAGACCGCCATATCTACGAGGTAAAATCAAAGCGTCAAAATTCAAATACATATCAGCAGTGTTTGGGATTGTGCCTATCTCATAAATGACTCGTTCATCTTTTAAAATGTATTCGCTGGGTAGTTGATGTTGCGACCTTATAACCAATTTAAAATCATAAGGTACAAACTTTAAACAATTTAGTAAGTCCAACGTGCCGTTCCTGTCATGCGAAGCCAAAGTTCCTACTATATGTAAAAACCTGTAATGTCGTGACTTATTAATCTCACTATTAAAATCTGACATCTTTATAGGTGGTGGTAATAATTCAACTCTGTCATTTCCAAACCTGTGCGACATGGTATCAACATGCCAATGTGAGGGCATAAGAAACTTATCCGGAAGCGGTACAAGTGCGGCCAAATTATCGCAAAACTCATAATTAGTCTGACAGTATGTTTTGAACCCCCTACGTTTGCCGTATAAATAAAAGTGAAAATTATGAGGGTTTTCGCAACAAAAGAAATGTGTCAAATCCTTGCCGAATATCTCAACGTCTCTGTTAGTGGGAAATCCTTTAACTGAATATGCGTTGTAATCCTTATACCAATCTCTGTGTTGAACCTTGTTTTTACCAAATGAGCTACTATCAATTACCAAAACCTTTTCAGGCTTTAAAAATTCAACTAATCTTTTAGTTTGGTTTCCCAAACCGCTATCGTCCATTCTCGCTAATATTCCAAGTCTGCGCATTAAAAAATCTGCCTTTCATCAAACTTTGCTTCACCAGCCCTGCCGTCTGTGTGTAATGACCTTTTGATATTTCCGTCTGGGTGATAAATATGTATTCTATGTTGCAACCAACCTTGTATGCCGTCTTTGTGATAATCCTCAATTATTACACCGTGCATTTTATCCTCTATGAAACATTTAGCGTTTGGTTTAAAACAGTCTTTTAATATTCGTCTAAAATAGGCCGTGGAATAAACAGCAGGTCGTTGGCTCCATTGGATAGTACGCATAAACTCATTTTCCACACCCAACATTAAATGCTCGTGTTCCTTTGGAATAAAGGCCTCGAAATGAAATCTCACCACATTTGAGTATCCAGAAAATATGAAATCAGCTATAGACGCCCAATCTATGGGTTCATCAGTTACTAACGGGCAATCTTGCTCTACATAACAAATCAATGGGGTATTTATATAATCCATTATGTACCTTGCCATGCCTATTTGATGTTTATGCTCGTCAAAAATGACTGGATAAATGTTTGAATCCTGCCTTGTTTCAAATAAAAAGTGCCTAATGTGATTTATATAGTCAAGTTTTTTACTTCTTTGTTCCTTGCGTACACCATCAAAAGTTATATAAATCGGGGCGGTGGGAAAATGAAAACGAATAGATTTATATGTTTCAACTAAAATACTGATATCTGGGTGTGATTTTATCGGACTAACGGGAATAATAAATGACATCATTTCATCTTCAAAAAAGCCCTTTATTTTGTGCCTTAAATTGAATTTTTGTCTTGTCCACCACGCTTGGCACTCTGCATTTATATATGGGAATTTATTTAAAGTGTCCTGTATATAACCGCTCCATTGCTCGTGGCTATCTATTGCAGGGAAAGGAAAATCACCAAACAGGTTATGCCAAAACTCTGGGTTTTGAGCAATCGGTACAGCCCCAGCTTCCAATGCTTCATACAATCTGAAACTATCGTAAGAGATATTTCCCTTTGGTGCTGGTGCAACCTTAGCCATGCTCATAAAATTCATATACACGCCTCGTTCCAAACCTAAAGAAAAGCCCTCGCTGTAATGAAGATATTTATTTAGTGTTTCCGGTAAATACGACAGTTTGTTTGCCATTAATTTTCTGTCTTCGTGGTTAACTTGACCACTATAAAAAACGTCTAAATCTTTTTCCAACCAAGACAGATAATCAGTATGTGGCGTTATACCTATGGGGAAGCCCTCGGCCATGCCATTTGGGTACATCATATATACTTTGCAGTTTGGGTGGTCTATTTCATTAACTGGAAATTTGTTTTCTTCGTCTGAACTTATAATCACAACACAAGAATCTAATTTTGAAAGCTCCTTATTGATTTTATCCACAACATCGAATTGATAAGCACCTGCAATAATCACAAGTGCATGGGAAACATCTTTTAATGATGGAACATCTACAAAGTCAATGAATAGTCTATCCAATAATGTTTGGTCCCAATACCCCCTAGCAGGTACACCCTCTTTGACTGACAAATAATATTTATAAAGGCTCATAATACAAATGCACCTCGTGCTGATAATCTAATAATGTTTCTCTGTATGCTAAATCTCTTATTTTTTTACGCAAATCGTTTGAATATATCCCGTATTGCTCAAACATAAACTCAGGGTGCAGACTTAACCAAACTTTAGGTCTTCTTGTTTTTAAAGTTTCAATAGCTCCGTCTATAACTTTGCACTCTGCGCCCTCAACATCAATGCTAATAGCATCTATCTTTCCTGCAATGTCATCAATTCTAATTGTTGGCAACTCTGGGTATTCTTTTAATGTTTTAAACCCGTGGTCGCCTATGACCTCACCATAAGCAGAATCGGGAAAGTGAAACACCGTTTCACCAGTAGTAACATCAGAAGCAAAACCTACAAATATTTCAGGCTGTGAAAAATTGTTAACTTCCCAAATTACCCTAATGTTAGGCCACACCTTTTCGTTAGGTTCAATAAGCACCATTTCACAACCCCACAAGGCACACAAGGCTGCTAAATCGCCTTCCTCTGCCCCGACATATACAACCCTATCTTTTGGTTTTAAATGGCTGTGCATTGACTGTAGACGCTCAAACTCCCATGTATCCCACACGTCACGAGCAGCCCGATGTTCTGGTAATGAAAGCTCCCATTTTTTATTTATTAGAGTTTTTTGCATTTATTGTGTCCAAAATTTCTTTGCCAATTTGCAAATATGTATCGTGTTCTTTTGTGTATTCGTACATTTTAAGTCTTAATTCTTCTCGTTCAACGTCATGGTCAAGCCAGTAATCTATTTTAGATTTTAAATCCTCAAAGTTTAAGTCAAACTGCACAACGTGGGGGTTTATCCACTCATTTTTTGGGTGAAGCAAAAAACCACCCCTGCCAGTTGTTTCTGTTAACCTGTCGGAATAATAGCCTTTAATTTGACCGCCAAAACAACTATCGCCAACAACAACCTTTGCACTAGCATATAAAGTGTTGAGTTCGTCTTGTCTAACAACCCCCAAACCGTCATTACCGTACAAGCCAAATCTATTGCCATAAGTTTGTTTCAACCAATCAATAACCTGTGGTCGCCATTTCCACTCGTGGTGGTAGCCCCTACTGCCTACGAAAATAATATCGTGAGGGTATTTTTCTTTATTTGGTTCGGCTAAATAGCAACTGTCTGACAAAATTCCGGGTCGCATATAGTGATGTCGCTCTGCAATATCGTTAGGCCAATCGCCTGTATCGTCTGGTGTAAAAATATAATCAGCTGACCATGTGGCTTCTTTGCCTACATCTGACCATCTTTGTAGACCTCGCCATAAATCTAAATGAATAGTAACAACGGGTATCTGTCTAAATCTGCACTCCGCAAACACATCATTTAAACCTGCTATAGCCCAGCCGTGTGTATGTGAGTAAATCAATATATCCAAATCAATCAAACCATTAAATAAATCGCCTAAAGAGGTCTGGTTTTCTTGAAAAGGAGTTATTGTGTGTCCGAGTTTCTCAAAATCTTTTTTACGGTCATTTTCCGTACTAAATGGCGGTATGAAATTTCCTATATAACCTATTTTCATATCTTACCTTCCTCTAATTCTGTACGCCTTTGTTCCATAAAAGGTCTTTTTTTAATAGTGGTGTGTTGTCTGGCTTCTAAATACTGTACTCGTTCTGGGTATTTTGGGTCAAACCATTTTCTACCCAATGATAATTTGTGCCACTTTTCATTATGACAATAGGCACATAGTAAAATAAGATTGTTCATATCCCACCTTAAATATGTTGAACGACCTTTGGGGATAATGTGGGAAATTTGCGAGTCAAATCCAACCAAGCCTTTTTTACCGCACCATTGACAAGTATTATCATCTCTCTGTCTCACATGAACACGCATAATATCGTCCAGTTTCTTTACTAAGCCCCTATCGGTAATTTTTCTCATAGTTTTTGGGGGGTTTTCTGACTCAAATCGCATTTGTTTAATTTAATATCCTTTTTGTAAATAAGTCAATTACTTTGCCACTTCCATATATTTAGTATCTAAAAATACCTGCAAACCATTGCCGTAATCTCTTTTTTTGCCCTTGCTGTTCCAATCCGATAACTTGCTTTTCATTATAGTACCTCGTGAAGTTTTCAAGAATATTGTTTTTACACCATAAGCTACAAGTTTATCTAGTACATCTGTTTGAATACCATAACCATTTTCCTTAACCATGTAATGCTCGTTTTTTACTATGCGATAAAAACAATCGCCCTCAATATTTCCACAAAACACTTGTTTATTTTTGGCTGGGTCTTTTGTAATTAATTTAATCATCTTCCTTGTTTTCTGGTGAAGTTTGGGATAGAAAGTACTCATAATCAACCCCTATTTGATATGTTTTATCCAGCCATCTATCAAAATCCCTTGCCCCGCTCTCGTAGGCTTCCTCTCGTTCCTTTTGTACAATGTGGATTATCCTTTTGAGGTAGTAAGCATCGTGAAATCCTGTTAGTGTCCAAGCATCGGTTACGCCCTCGTAATATACAGCTTTCAATATTTCTTCAAACTCCCGCTTTATTTGTTCTAGTGTTTTCATTTAATCACCGCCTCATAAGTAACACCGCTTAGTGATTTTTCTTCTTCTCCAAACTTGGCATTGCCTTTGTAGATTAGTTCTTTATCTTCGTCTACTTCTACATATCCGATTTCTTCTTTTTTGTATCTTATTCCAAAAAAGAATCCAGCCAGTAGCTTTAATTTGCCAGAAACCTGAGCATCGCCATAAACCTGAGCATCGCCATAAACCAGAGCATCGCCATAAACCAGAGCATCGCCATAAACCT